TTAGTAGGTAACTTATTATGAGTGATAATATCTATTTGGGAAATCCAAACCTGAAAAAAGCGAATACACAAATTCAATTCACTGAAGAACAAATTATTGAGTTCTTAAAGTGTAAAGAAGATCCTGTCTATTTTGCTAGAAACTATATCAAGATTGTTTCTCTGGATCACGGTCTCGTTCCTTTTGAGATGTATCCATTTCAAGAGAAACTGATTCACAATTTCCATAAGAATAGATTTAACATTTGTAAGATGCCCCGTCAGACGGGTAAAGCTTTATCATTGGATACTCCAATTCCAACTCCAAACGGTTGGACAACTATGGAAGATCTTAAAGTTGGTGATGATATTTTATCCCCAACAGGAGATTCTGTTTCAGTTATAATGAAAACTGAAACAATGTACAATCATGACTGTTATAAAATATATTTTGATAATGGTGAAGAAATAATTGCAGATGCAGATCATTTATGGGAAGTTAATAGTTCATATTGGAGAACTGGAAAGAAAGTTATAACTTCTAAAGATATATTTGATCAATATAAATCAAAGGTAAAAAATAAAAGAGGAAAGGGATTTCAAGGATCTTTATTTGTAAACAAATCAAAACCAATTAACTTTATTAAAAATATATTAGATATTGATCCATATCTTCTTGGTGTTTGGTTAGGTGATGGTTATTCTTCTGATGGAAGAATAATTGCACATAAAGATGACTATGATTTCTATAAAGAAAAGTTTGATATAGAACATGAGAGAGAACAGAACAATTGCATTAGATTTAAAATTAAAAATTTATATTCTAAATTAAAAAACTACAATTTACTTAAAAATAAGCATATTCCGCCAAAATATCTTCGTTCTTCCTATAAAGATAGAATAGAACTTCTTCGAGGTTTAATGGACACTGATGGATCTGTTAGAAAAAACAGCAGATCGTTTGAATTTTATCAAAAAAATTATGATATAATCTTACAAGTTGTTGAGTTACTTTCTTCTCTTGGCATAAAGTCAAATATAAGGAGGAAAAAAATTGAAGGAAATTACTATCATACAGTATCTTTTTCAACTAAAGAAAGAGTATTTAATCTTCCAAGAAAAATTAAAAATATAAATTCAACAAAGTTAGTAAGAAAACAAGAAAGTAGACACTATATTCATAAAATAGAAAAAGTTGATAGTGTACCAGTTGCGTGTATACAAGTTGATAGTGAAGATCATCTGTTTTTGTGCGGTAGAACTTTTATTCCCACTCACAATTCTACAACTGTCGTTTCATATCTTTTACACTACGCTGTTTTTAATGATAATGTCAATATTGCAATTTTGGCAAACAAGGCATCAACTGCTAGAGATCTTCTTGGAAGATTACAACTTGCATATGAGAATTTACCAAAGTGGATGCAGCAGGGTATTATATCTTGGAACAAAGGATCACTAGAATTAGAGAATGGATCCAAGATTTCATCCAACTCTACTTCTTCATCTGCTGTCCGAGGTGGATCATATAACGTAATTTTCTTGGACGAATTTGCATTCATTCCAAATCACATTGCAGATGACTTTTTTGCATCAGTATATCCTACTATTTCCTCTGGTCAAAGCACAAAAGTTATTATAGTTTCAACTCCACGCGGTATGAATCATTTCTACCGTATGTGGCATGATGCGGAAAGAAATAAAAATGAATATGTACCAACTGATGTTCATTGGTCTGAAGTTCCTGGTAGAGATGATGCTTGGAAAGAACAGACAATCGCAAACACTTCCGAGCAGCAGTTCAAGGTTGAGTTTGAATGTGAATTCTTAGGATCTGTTAACACTCTTATTAACCCAGCGAAACTCAGGAACCTTGTTTATGAAGATCCGATAAAAAGAAATGCAGGTTTAGATGTATATGAAAATCCAAAAGAAGAGCATAACTACCTAATCACAGTTGACGTTGCTCGCGGATTGGGAAATGATTATTCCGCATTTATTGTTTTTGATATAACCAACTTCCCATATAAAGTTGTAGCGAAATATAGAAATAATGAAATTAAACCGATGCTATTCCCAAGCATTATATACGAGGTAGCAAAAGGATACAATGATGCTTGGTTGCTAATTGAAGTTAATGATATTGGAGATCAGGTATCCAATATTCTTCATTTTGATCTTGAGTATGATAATGTTTTAATGTGTGCGATGCGTGGTCGTGCCGGGCAAATTGTTGGATCTGGATTTAGTGGTAAAAAATCCCAACTCGGAGTTCGTATGACTGCGGCAGTTAAAAAGTTAGGATGCTCCAACCTCAAAACTTTATTAGAGGATGATAAACTTCTTACAGTAGATTATGAAATTATATCAGAGTTAACTACATTCGCCCAGAAACATAACTCTTTTGAGGCGGAAGAGGGTTGTAATGATGATTTGGCAATGTGTCTTGTTATCTTCTCTTGGTTGGTTGCACAGGATTATTTCAAAGAGATGACAGACAATGATGTTCGTAAAAGAATTTATGAAGAACAAAAAAATCAAATAGAGCAAGATATGTCACCTTTTGGATTTATTGCAGATGGACTAGATGATTTTAGTGTCACTATTGATGAAGAGACTGGAGATCGATGGATATTTGCCGGATCAAAAAATGAAAATAATGCTTTAGAGGTATGGAATGTAGACGAATATGGTGATAGATCTTATATGTGGGATTATAGATAAGGGAATTTATAAATACTTTTAGAATAATTCTGGTTAGTACGGAGAATAAAGATGCCACTCAATTTAGCATCTCCTGGAATTGTAGTAAGAGAAATTGATTTAACAATTGGAAGAACTACTCCTTCATCTGACAAAATTGGTGCAATTGTAGCACCCTTTGCAAAAGGGCCAATTGACTCACCAACCTTAGTAGAAAATGAAAATGATTTACTCGTCAATTTTGGAGAACCATATTCAACAGATAAGCATTATGAGCATTGGTTGACTGCTTCTTCATACTTGGCATATGGTGGAGCACTAAGAATTGTAAGAGCAAATGACAATGATTTAAGAAATGGATTTGTTCCAACTACTACTGGTGCAGCATCTAGTGTTAAAATTGATAGTTTAGAACACTATAATGCTTTGGGGTATGATGAAAATACTCTTCCGGGTGTTGTAGTTGCTGCAAGAAATCCTGGTTCGTGGTCAAATGGAATCAAAGTTGCGATTATTGACTCCAAAGCAGACCAGATTTTAGTTGGTGTTAATACTTCAGTTATATCTGGAGTTACTGATATTCAGGTTGGATATGGAGTTACACAATCTTTAGCAGGTAGAATTAATCCTGGTGTTGGAAGCACTTCAGTTCTTGATGGATATCTCAAGGGAATTATTACTGAGATATCTGGAACTAATGTATATGTAAAGGTACTTTCTTACGTATCCGCAGGTGGCACCGAAACAGAAGTTGATTATCAACCATCAGGTGTATATGCATTCTCTTCTACTGGAAGTGTTACTATATTCGCTGATAATACTACAGTAGCATTAGGATCAACTACTTATACTTCAAGGCTTGATTGGTTTGATCAACAAACGATATGTTTAGTTGGTTCATCTACTACTTGTAGTTCTAGTATTTCTTGGAACAACATTGCACCAAGACCTGGAACTTCTGCTTATGCTGCTGCAAGAAACTCAAGATTTGATGAAGTTCATGTTGTAGTTATTGATTCTTTAGGATCTATAACTGGAAATGCTGGTACAATTCTTGAGAAGCATCTTTCACTTTCCAAGGCATCCGATGCTGAGTTCTCAGTAGGAAATCCTTCATACTGGAGAAAGTACCTTGCAAATAATTCCGAATATATTTTTGGACTCAATTCACCAACTGGAATTGTAACTACTGGATATAGTTCAGGATTTAACCTTGAGTCTGATGTTGCTTGGAACCAGGAAGCAGATGGAATTACATTCGCCGCTGCAGGTGCTTCCACAGGCACTCTTGCTGGAGGTTTAAATTACAATGGTCAGACTGGCATTACAACTTCAGGTGCTTTAACTGCAACTCTTGCAGAACTTTCTGACGGTTATGATTTATTCGAGAATACTGAAAACTTTAAGGTAGACTTCCTTTTGATGGGATCTGCTGCATACAACATTAATGATGCACAGGCACTTGCAAATAAACTGATTTCTGTTGCAGAATTAAGAAAAGATGCAATCGCATTCATTTCTCCATATAGAGGAGCAGCACTTTCAGATACATCATCTCAGACTGAAGTAACTGTAAGATCTGCCGCTGATATTACCAATAATGTAATAGAATTTTATTCTCCTATAACTTCATCTACTTATGCAATATTTGATAGTGGTTATAAGTACATGTATGATAGATTCTCAAATACATTTAGATATGTTCCTCTAAATGGAGACATTGCAGGTCTTTGTGCTCGTAATGATATCAACAACTTTGCTTGGTACTCTCCTGCAGGTACATCTAGAGGTGCTATCCTCAATGCAGTCAAACTTGCATACAATCCATCTAAGACTCAAAGAGACCGTCTGTACTCAAATAGAATCAACCCAGTAATTTTCTCACCTGGGGCAGGAATCATTCTATTTGGAGATAAAACTGGATTTGGTAAAGCATCTGCATTTGACAGAATCAATGTTCGCCGTCTCTTTATCTATCTTGAGGATGCAATTTCTCAAGCGGCTAAAGATGCACTCTTTGAATTTAATGATGAAATTACAAGAACAAATTTTGTAAATACTATTGAACCATTCTTACGTGATGTTCAGGCAAAGAGAGGAATATTTGATTATGTTGTTATTTGCGATGAAACAAATAACACTGCTGCTGTAATCGACAACAATGAATTTGTTGCTGATATCTATATCAAACCTGCAAGATCAATTAACTTCATTGGTCTTAACTTTATTGCCACCAAGACTGGTGTTGACTTTGAAGAAGTAATCGGAAACTTTTAATTTAGAGGTTTAAACTACCATGGCAACTAGACAACAATTAAATCCACCTCCACTAAGAAAGATTACTGACTTTAAAAGTAAGTTAACAGGTGGTGGCGCAAGAAGTAATCTTTTTGAAGTTGTTCTTTCATTCCCAGACATTGCACCAGCAGATACCAATGTTCTTGATAAAGCAAGATTTTTGGTAAAGGGTGCAAATTTACCAGCATCCAATGTAACTCCAATTGATGTTCCTTTTAGAGGTCGTACTCTGAAAGTCGCTGGAGACAGAACTTTTGAAAGTTGGACAGTTACAGTAATCAATGATACTGATTTTGCAATTCGTTCTGCATTTGAAAATTGGATGAACAGAATTAACAGAGTTTCTGATAATACAGGTGTAACGGATCCAACAGCATATACTGCAGATGCTTTTGTTTATCAATTAGATCGTGATGGATCAACTCTTAGAGCATATCATTTTTATGATATTTTTCCAACTTCTATTGGAGCGATTACTCTAGATTATAATACTTCAAACATTCAGGAATTCCCTGTAGAGTTCCAAATCCTCTGGTGGGAAGCAATGAAAGGTAATTCTCCAGTAGCTGGTGGAGAGGATATCAACTAAATATATTATAATACAAGTAGTTAAAAAATTATAAGATGGCGAAACTTTTTGGTTTTTCGATTGAGGATAACGAAAAAAAATCCAAATCTATAGTCTCCCCCGTCCCCCCAAATAATGAGGACGGGGTTGATTATTTTATTCAATCTGGATTTTATGGTCAATATGTAGATATTGAAGGTGTTTACAGAACTGAATATGATCTAATTCGTCGTTATCGTGAAATGGCACTTCATCCAGAATGTGATGGTGCAATTGAAAGTGTTGTAAATGAAGCAATTGTTAGTGATCTTTATGATTCGCCTGTAGAAATTGAACTGACAAATTTAAATGCAAGTGATAGATTAAAGGAAGTTATTAGAGCAGAATTCAAATATATTAAAGAAATCATGGACTTTGATAAAAAGTCTCATGAAATTTTTAGAAATTGGTATATAGACGGACGTTTATTTTATCTTAAAGTAATTGATCAAAAAAATCCTGAGGCAGGAATTCAGGAATTAAGATATATTGATCCAATGAAAATTAAACATGTCCGTCAAGAAAAAAAGACGGGTAATGAAGTAGACGGAACAAGAAATTTAAACTTACTGTCTAGGTCTTTTGGTCAAGAACAAGAATACAATTTTCCAGAAATTGAAGAATATTTCGTTTATACTCCTACTCCAAATTTTCCAGCAGGAACAATTAGTGGTGGGTCTAAAAAGGGAGTTAAAATTGCAAAAGATTCAATTACATACTGCACATCAGGTTTAGTTGATAGAAATAAGGGAACTATTCTTTCTTATCTACACAAAGCAATTAAAGCACTCAATCAATTGAGAATGATTGAGGATTCATTGGTTATCTATAGATTGTCTAGAGCACCAGAACGTCGTATTTTCTATATTGATGTTGGCAATCTTCCTAAAGTAAAAGCAGAGCAATACCTCAAAGAGGTTATGTCTCGCTATAGAAACAAACTTGTGTATGATGCAAATACTGGCGAAGTTCGTGATGACCGCAAGTTTATGAGTATGCTTGAGGATTTCTGGCTTCCAAGAAGAGAAGGTGGTCGTGGTACAGAAATCACCACACTTCCAGGTGGACAAAATCTTGGTGAACTTACAGATATTGAATATTTCCAGAAGAAACTTTATAGAGCACTTGGAGTTCCAGAGACAAGAATTGCAGGTGGTGGAGATGGATTCAATCTTGGAAGATCTTCGGAAATTTTAAGAGACGAATTAATGTTCTCAAAATTTGTTGGTCGTTTAAGAAAGAGATTTGCAAATCTTTTTAACGATATTCTTCGCACTCAGTTACTATTAAAAAATATAGTTTCCCCAGAAGATTGGGAAAAAATGACTGATCATATTCAATATGACTTTTTGTATGACAATCATTTCTCAGAATTAAAAGAAGCAGAACTATTAACTAACAGATTAACTCTTGCAACTACTATTGAACCATATATTGGTAAGTATTATTCAACAGAGTATGTTCGTAAAAAAATTCTTCGTCAAACCGATTCTGAAATTATTGAGATTGATCTCCAAATTGAGGATGAAATTGCAAAAGGAATTTTGCCAGATCCTAATGCTCCTGTAGACGAAATGGGCAATCCTTTACCTCCTGGAGAAGAAACTGCTGGACAAGCAATTGAACAGGGTGCAGGGGGTGAAGTTCCAATAGAACCTTCTATAAATGCTACAGCAGTAGAAATACCAGAACCTAAAGGTGGAAAAATATAAATAACCATATAATAATAAAACAATTTTATGGAAGAACTTATCGATTTGATTGCAACTGATGGATCACCATCTAATGTTTCTGATGCGATTAAACAATTACTTTATACTAAGTCTGCAGAAAAAATAGATTCTATTAGACCAGAAGTTGCAGCAATGATGTTTGGTGATGCAAATCAAACAGGAGACCATGAATAATGGCAATAAAAATAGTTCAAAACGTAAATAGAATTTCTCCTACAGTTTCTGTTGCAGTAACTAGTAATCCAATTGCTTTAAAAAGTGGATATATTAGGGTTGCTGCAGGATTGACTGCAGTTTATGTTGAAATAGGTGGAAATCCTACTGTAACTACAAATTCTTTTTATATTTCTCCTTTTGGAAATGAAGTATTAAAGGAAAGAATTGCTAGACAAAAAATAGCAGGAATTACAACTGGTTCTTCAACAGTTATTACATTTCCAAATAATGCTGGAAATCCTTTTATTATTGGAGACTATGTAACAATTGAAAATGCACAACCGGCAGGAATAAATACTGTTCATCAATTAGTAACTGATTTAACAGAGTCTACATTAACAATATCTGCAAATACATCATCTATTGTTGGTGTAATTACAGTTACTGATGCATCAATATCAAGAAGTGTTAAAGTTGCTGCTCTTGCTGACAATAGCGCAACAAATTTAAGCATAACAGAAGTAGTTCAATTAGTTTCCGAATAAAAAATGAAACTCATCACCGAAGAAGTACAAAAAGTAGAATTTATTACCGAAGGTAAAGGTTCTTCTCAAAAATGCTATATCAAGGGTATTTTTTTACAAGCAGAACAAATTAATAGAAATGGTAGAATGTATCCTCTTTCTATTATGGAAAGAGAAGTGAAAAGATATAATGAAAATTTTGTACAAAGAGGACGCGCTCTTGGAGAACTTGGACATCCCGATGGGCCAACAGTAAATCTTGATAGGGTTTCACATAAGATTTGTGAACTTTATAGAGATGGAAATAATTTCATCGGCAAAGCACAAATTCTTGAAACACCAATGGGTAAAATTGCATCTTCTTTAATCAAAGAAGGAGTTTGTCTTGGTGTTTCTTCTCGTGGTGTTGGTTCACTCAAGATGACCAATGAAGGTCATAAAGTTGTTGGCGAAGATTTCATGTTAGCAACTGCAGCAGATATTGTTGCCGATCCTTCTGCACCTGATGCTTTTGTTCAGGGAATTATGGAAGGTAAAGAGTGGGTTTGGGAAGGAGGAATTCTTCGTGAAAGACTTGCTGAGCAAACTCAAAAAAGAATTAATACTTTAGTAGATCAAAGAAGACTTGAAGAGCATAAATTAAATCTCTTCAATGAATTTCTTTCAAATCTATAAATTATAAATAAATATAGATTATAACACAATCAATCTAAAATGTCCGTTGGTAGAAATTTACAAGAAATGGAAAACGTAGTAACCAAAGGGGCTGCACCTGCCGAGCCAATGAGCACTATTGCACAAAATGCTTCTGGAGTAATGATTCCTGGGCAAACTGGTGCTTGGGAAGATTTAGGTGGTCCTACTCCAGAAAATTATCGTCCAGATGACCAATCTGCTGCACTCAAAACTCCAGGTGCAACTCTTGCCCAAGTAAGAGATGTTGTAAATGCTAAGGCATCTGCTGCAGAAGGCCCCCATACTTCAGCAACTCCTGTTTCTGCACCTGGTCAAGGTATGAAAGAAGAAACTGAAGAGGATGAAGATCTCGTCGATGAAGAAGATTTCGATGAAGATGAAGAAGTAGTTGCAGAGGCTGCTAAGGAAGAAGAAGAGGAAGAAGAGGAAGAAGAGGGAGAGGAAGAGGAAGAAGAGTTTGACATTGAAGAAGATGTCAATGCCCTTCTTGCAGGTGAGGAGCTTTCTGAGGAATTCCAAGAGAAAGCACGTACCATCTTCGAAGCAGCAATCAAATCTAAGGTTGCTGAAATCAAAGAAGAACTTCAACAGACTTATGAAAATGCACTTATTGAAGAAGTTCAGTTTATCAAAGAAGAGTTAACTGAGCGTCTAGACACTTATCTTGAGTATGTTGCTGACGAGTGGGTTCAAGAGAATGCACTTGCAATTGAGCACGGTCTCAAGACTGAAATGACCGAATCATTCCTTCAAGGAATGAAGAGTCTTTTTGAAGATCATTATGTTTCAATCCCTGAAGATAGATATGATGTTATCGAGAGTATGGTAGATAAACTTGATGAAATGGAAGAAAAACTCAACGAGCAAATCGAAAGAAATGTTGCTCTTAATAGAAGATTAGCAGAGTCAGTTGCTGATGTAATTTTTGCAGATGTCGCTGAGGGTCTCGCACTTTCTCAGAAAGACAAACTCGCTTCTCTTGCAGAAAATGTTGAGTTTGATAGTGAAGAAAACTATCGTGAGAAACTGGTAACCCTGAGGGAATCATATTTCCCAACAAATACTAGTGCTCAAAGAGATGTAACTGAGAATTTATCAGAAGAAGTTTCCTATGAAGGATCTGAACACTCTTCAGTTTCCCCAGTTATGGAAGCATATCTTCAAACTCTCAGTAGAGTCGCTAACAAGTGATTTCTAAATTATAAATCAAACAAAACTTTTTAAAGAGGTTAAAAACAAATGCAGATGTACAACACCGAATATCTGCAGGAGAAGTGGGCACCGATCCTTGATTATCAAGGAATGGATCAAATCAAAGATTCACATCGTAGAGCGGTAACTGCTATCCTGCTAGAAAACCAAGAGAGAGAACTCCGTGAAGAGCGTTCTTTCCTTAGCGAAGCTTCCCCAACTAACTCTGCCGGTACTGGTGGATTTGGTGGTAGTGCAGCAAGTGGCACAGGTTCTCCTGTTGCTGGTTTCGATCCAGTTCTGATCTCGTTGATCAGACGTTCGATGCCTAACCTGATTGCATATGATCTGTGCGGCGTTCAACCAATGAACGGCCCTACTGGTCTCATCTTTGCAATGCGTTCACGTTATCAGAGTCAGAGTGGTGCTGAGACATTCTACAATGAAGTAGATTCCGCATTCTCTGGTCAGAATAACAGCAGAAATCTTACTGCAGGTTTCATCGATGGAACTGTTGGTCTTGGTACAACCGCTCAGGGCGGAACCAACCCTTCAATTCTTGACGCTTCAAACCAAGCAAATAACGCTACTACTGGTGCTAACCAGTACAACGTTGGCGAAGGTATGACCACTGGTAATGCTGAAGCTCTTGGCGACGGCAACACCAACTACTTTAACGAGATGGCTTTCTCAATCGAGAAACTCACCGTTACTGCTAAGTCACGCGCACTGAAGGCTGAGTACTCGCTCGAACTCGCACAAGATCTGAAGGCAATTCATGGTCTGAATGCAGAAGCTGAGCTTGCTAACATTCTCAGCACTGAGATTCTCGCTGAAATCAACAGAGAAATCATTCGTACCGTTTACAAGGTTGCTGTTCCTGGTGCTCAGGTTAACACCGCTACCGCTGGTACTTTTGACCTCGACGTTGACTCCAACGGTCGTTGGTCGGTTGAGAAGTTCAAGGGTCTTATTTTCCAAATCGAGCGCGATGCCAACGCTATCGCACAACAAACTCGTAGAGGAAAGGGTAACATGATCCTCTGCTCTGCTGACGTTGCTTCGGCACTCACCATGGCAGGTGTTCTTGATTACACCCCTGCACTCAACGCAAACCTCAACGTTGATGATACCGGTAACACCTTCGCTGGTGTTCTCCAAGGTAAGTACAGAGTCTACATTGACCCATATTCGGCAAACGTACAAGCTAATCAATTCTACGTTGTCGGTTACAAGGGTGCATCTCCTTATGATGCTGGTCTCTTCTACTGCCCATATGTACCTCTCCAGATGGTACGTGCCGTTGGTGAGCAAACCTTCCAGCCAAAAATCGGATTCAAAACTCGTTATGGAATCGTTGCGAATCCATTTGCTAAGGGTGCTACTCTCCCAACCGCTCCAGACAACATTGCTACCAACTCCAACGTTTACTACAGAAGAGTTAAGGTCGCAAATCTTATGTGATTCATCACTCACATATTCTCAAGACCTCCCGCACGGGGGGTCTTTTTTTATCTAAATAAAAATAAAAATATATAATGGCAACAACTAACGCTTTTGCAAATCAACTTCAAAACAGAAATTTTCTTTCTCCTGTTGGATTCAAATTTACTCTCGCAAAAGAACCAAAGGTTTCATTTTTTTGCACTAACAGCAAAATTCCAGAAATAACACTGCAGACAGAAGTGCAGAATACTTATCTAAAGGATATTGATGTCCCTGGAGATAAACTTACTTACGCAGATTTATATTTAAAATTTTTAGTTGATGAAGATCTTGTCAACTATATGGCAATTCATAAATGGTTGACTGGTCTAGGATTTCCAGAAAGCGCACAAAATTATAGAGATTTACTTAGTGATAAAGATGACTCAACTCAACCATTAGATCCTAAAAAAGCATTTAGTGATGGAAGTCTTTATATTTTAGATAGTAATTATAATACAAGTGCAATTGTTAAATTTAAAGATTTATTTCCAGTTTCTTTAACTTCACTAAATTTCGATTCGACTCAAACTGATATCCAGTACTTTACAGCAGAGGCAACTTTCAAGTATACTATCTACAATATCACAACAGGTCTATGAATCTTGATGAAATCCAGGAGATGTGGCAGAGAGATTCTGTCATAGATCCTGATAATTTACACGATGAATCCTTAAAAATTCCACAACTTCATTCCAAATATTATACCATATACAATACAATCACTCTTCTGAGAGAGAAGGCAAGAGAAACATATAACAAAGTAAAACTAGAAAGATACAACTACTACACAGGAAAGGCACCAGCAGAGATTTATGTTGAAGAACCATTCCCATATAAAGTTAGAGACAAGGAAGCATTACAGAGGCACCTGGATGCTGATGAGAGACTGAACAAAATAGACCTTAAAATCAGGTACTATGACATTATGCTGAAGTTTCTTGAAGAGATTATTAAGTGTATATCAAATAGGACGTTTCAAATAAAGAACGCACTGGAATGGCACCGTTTCCAAGCAGGGTTTAATTAACAGAAATAAATAATCATAACTGATATGTTATGAATGTCACATTTGATTATTTCAAAAAAGAATGAGGTATTTCTTCAAGTTGAAGCAGAACCACACGTCTACTATGAGTTAAGAGACGCATTCCAATTTGAAGTTCCAAATGCTAAATTTGCACCTGCCTATAAAAACAAGTGGTGGGATGGTTACATTCACTTGTTCAATATTAATACGCAAGAAATATACGTCGGTTTATTAGATAAACTCATAAGATTCTGCGAACAGCACGAATACACTTATGAGTTTCGAAACAATAAGTATTATGGTCTTCCTTTTGAAGTCAATGAAATGATTTCAAAAGAAGGTGTGAAAGACTATATGAATTCTATCTGCAAGTATGCTCCCCGCGACTACCAAGTTGAGGGAGTATACGACGCATTAAGACATAATAGAAAATTGTTGATATCTCCAACTGCTTCTGGAAAGTCTTTGATGATATACTCGATTGTGAGATATTACGTTGAGAAAGGACAAAATATTCTCGTAGTTGTCCCAACGACATCCCTTGTAGAGCAGATGTATAAAGATTTTGAAGATTATGGGTTTGATGTGGGGTCATACTGCCACAAGATTTATGCTGGGAAAGAAAGAGAAAC